TTTTTCTTTTTTGTTATAATAATTGAATGTCCACATAAAATCTTTACAAGTACATCTTACTTTGCAATTATTTGTATCATTTATTTTTTCTATATTAAAATCTTTTTTTCCACTTATGATTGGAACTCCTTCAATATCATCTTCTTTTATTTTATCAAAAAGCATTGTTGTAATATATGGACTAGGATCACTCCCAATAACACGAACTAAAGCTAAAAGTGTTCTACTTGTTGGATTATAATGAAACACAATAGATTCTGTAATGATATCATTAGCGATATTAACTGCTTTTTCTAACCTTGTTGGAAATTCAGTCAATGTTTTGTCATGAAGTGCTTGTAGACTAACTTCTAGAAATAATATATTTTTCATGAAGTTATTTATTTGTTTGTATTAATTTTTGAATTAAAAGTAAATATTATATGTTTCAATTTATTACACTAACTCTGGTTGGAATAATTTGTTCACTGATGTGTTATATTAGTTTTGATAAATCTCTGCATAATAAATGGTGGTATATTCCGGCAGGTTTAATGTTGGGAATATTGAGTAACAGTATATGGATTTTAACCACAAAATATTTTGGAGATGAGAAAAAACTATACACATTTAGTCTTATATGGGATATTTTATTTGTTGCTATTTATTATTTTCTACCATTGATATTTTTTGATATTAAGCTTGAAAAACATGGATATATAGGTTTGCTTTTAATGGTAATAGGAATATTGATAATAAAAATAAAATTGTAGTTTATTTATTTGCTAATGTTCCATTCAAAGCTGGTACAGATAAATTTGTATCATCTGTTAAACTCCACATTACATTTGTTAAATTTGATTTAGAAAGAGCTATTTCACATTTATAGCAAGGTTTAGCTAACCTAAAACGTCCGTGCCGGTTAATTTTCAGGCTTAGAATTGTTGTTCTTTTGTGATAATGCTTTGGATCTAGTTTGAGTAAGAGATCAGCTTCAGCATGAAGAAATGGATATTTCTTCCAGTGTTCTATATTGAATTTTTGTGCCAATCTATATGCTTTTGGAGACATTATAATAGGATTGTTTCTACCCATTTCTATTATTTTATTTCTTCTAATAGCAAATGCATAATGATAATAAGAAAGGGATTTATCTCCATCCCAATCTTCAAGCATTATTTTGACGCATTTTTCTAGTAAATAATCGTTCATATCTACATTATAGTGTATGACTAAACGATACTCAAGAATAAAAACTTTAATTGTTCTGTACTTGCATAGACCTCTATCGGATAATTCTTATTATTCTAGAGCTAAATCTTTGCCTTCTAGCTTGTTTTTATCAGATAGCATAGAACAGGCCAGAAAAGAAATAAAGGGCTTAGAGAGGCAAATTTGGCGCATAGAATTGCTTGATAAATATGTGAACAAAATATCTGAAAACAATTATATGATTATGAAGTATTGTCCAATAGTTAAGATTGAGTTAGTTAGTGATTAATGTTATTTTCGTTTCTTGATTTCTTTAATTAAATTTTTAATTAGTTTAATTGATTTTTCAAGTAAATCACTTTTACGAACATCAATGTTATTTTGACTGTATTTTTCTTTATATCCAAAAACATTTCCTTCTATACAATTTTCTGGAACAAAAATGCCACTGTAGCGGCACTGATTAACAATAGGCATGATAGCTTCTTTAGGACTGATATAGTCTTGTGGCTTAGAATCAGCCATAGCTAATGGCATTCTGCGTCCAACATAGTCATCTGCGCCATCGTCTCCATGTATGAAAAATGCTCCAACTTTACCCTCATAATGATTTTTCAAAAGATCACGATATTTTCCACTTTGTTCTGCTGCTATTGTAAGCTTGGGATCTTTGACATCTTTGCCGTAAATCTTTTTCGCATCTTCGACAGATAATGTTAAATTAACGCAAACAAGTCTGTCGAATAATGCTTTGACTTGACTGGATGGTCCAGACCAATGAACAGGAGTGAATACTACAAATCCATCTGCTTCTTCCATTTTTTTATAAACATCTGCTTCATGCATGAGATCATTTGTTCCATCATCTTTGCTATAACAATCACATGGGTAATGGCATTGGAATCCATTACTGGTTCCAATACATCCTTTGCATGGACGAACTTGTGGATCATCATTCATTACTTTTAAATCAATAACTGTAAACTTAACATCTTCTGTTATTTCTTTTATTGCTTTATTCATTAAAAAACTTGTTTTACTGTCTCCGCCAGAACAAGAATTTTTTGTTCGTGGACTTCCCTGAAAAACAACAATTTTTATTTTGTCGTTATTATCGTTACTGTTTGTAGCTTCTGCGAGATATTCAATAAAACTTATCATATTAAAATATATACTTTTTTTAAACTAAATTATTATAAATAAAATTGTTTTTTTATTATTTCTTCATTGAATTTGCGTGTTATAAACAAAAGAACCGTATTAAAATAATTTAATACGGTTCAATGTTAATTTATTTTTAAATTCAGTTGCCAATGCTAATAACAGCATACTGAATGACATCTGAACCTGTACCAGTGAAGGTAATAGTCCAAATATCGCTAGCAACTGTAAGAACTGCTTTGACTGCATTTGCAGCAGTGTAGTCTGTAGCAAGTACAACATAATCAGTTGCAACGCCTGAAAGTGGCGGAATTCCAAGTGCTTTTGTACCGCCAACTAGTGTAGCTGTGCCTGCGTTTACAACGTGTGGTCCGATTAGATGACCAACTCCGAGTGTTTGACGACCGGGTGCGCCTTTATTATAAGCTTCTGCACTACCTGCTCCAACGCCTGTTACTGATGTAGCTCCCATTTTTCCTCCTAATTAAAATACTTAGTGTTTTTGTCACAAATTGTTTATAACATATTTGACATTAGTATATATGCCTATCAAATAAAATTTAATATTAACCTGTTAGACTTTTGGTACAAGAAGTCCCGCTGCATCCTTTTTGATATTTATTTGTATTATCTATTTTATACCATTGAGGGTTTACAACTCTATATTCATTTCTTCTACTGTTTGAAGGTGTGTACTTAAAAGGAGTTCCTGTGCCTGTTAATCCGCCTCCGGGTGATCCACCACCGCCAGATGGTGCAGCAGTTGGTGCTGCTGGGGCAGGTGCTGGCGCTGCTGCTTCAACAAGCCATTCATGAAATGTTTTCATGATAATATATATTGTTATGAAGACTTTTTCCACTTGGTTGAATGAAATGGCGGGAGGCTATGCAATAGTTTCTTGCAAAGATAGAAATAACCCCAATTTTCAAATTTGGGGTGCAATGAGTGATCTTGGTTGTAATAAGAAAAAGAAAAAAAAGAAGAAAAAAAGATAATTATTTTCTCTTTTTAAACTTGTTATATTGAGCTTCTGTTATTATTCCAGATAAATAAAGTTCGTAATGTTCTTTTGCCATTGCTGCTGGTGTTGCTGCTGGTTCTGCTGGTGGTTCTGCTGGTGGTGCTGCTGGTGGTGCTGGTGGTGCTGGATCTGGTAATCCAGCACCAATTTTAGCAGCATCACCAAATCTATTAGTAAACTTTAGATATCTGTAGATAAGATCTACGTCAATATTATTAGCGTCGAATAAAGGTTTATCCGCTCCGAAAAATTTTTCTTTATATTGTGCAGCAAATTTCTTCACATTTTGTTTAATCTCATCTGGCACATCTTTCACAAAGTTAAATTTAATTTGATTGTCACTTAGAATATATGCTAGTTGTGGTTTGCTAACAGCAATATTATAAATATTAAATTTACTAAGATCAATATTTTTTAAATTTTGCATATCAACTGATTCTCTTGTTCCACTTGTTAATCCTTTGGATTTTTCATAAGCTACACTTTGCATATTTGCATTAAGTGTTTTTATAATTTTTTCTTTGCCTTTTAGTTCTTGTAGAACTGTGCTTAAAGATTTTTTAAGAGCTTCAAGTAATTCTGGAGATTCTGATTCGTTATGCTGATTAATTAAATTAACCATTTGACCCAAGTTTTGCATGGCTAAAGTATAATTTCGGAATATGTCAGATTTACCTTTAGTTAATCCAGAAAAACCACCTTTTGCAAAATCCGAAAATGCCTGTCCCCATGTTCTTTGTATTCCTTCTGGTGCCGCTGGTGGCTCTGCTGGTGCTGCTGGCGTTGCTGCTGGTGCTGCTGGTGCTGCTTCAGCAATAACTCTTTCTGCAAAAGCAACTCTTGCATTTGGCTTAAATTTTCTTTTATTTATAGACATAAAGTTGTCAATATGAAGATATGAATCAACTTCTGTTATTGCATACATTTTTGCTGTTTCACATATCATTCGTTGAATAACTGGATGTAAATTTTTCATTTGCTTAAACTTTCCAATAAAGAATAGTAAAAAATCTTAGGAATACTTTTGTCTTCTTTATTTATTAAAAAATATTTATTTTTGTCTAATATTTCTTTAATTTTATCGATTGATTTAAAAACAGAAATATCTGTAACGATTTGTCCGTTGTAACTTTTTATGCCAACGCAAACACCAATTGCTTTATTTTTCTTAAACATTGGACCACCGGAATCACCGGGAACACAGGATATACTTGTTCTTATTGAAATCATATCTGTGGATAGTCCGCTAATAAAACCTTTAGATAATCTTGGACTTTCTCCCAATCCACAACCAATTGAAAAAACATCATCATCAATATAATTTTCTGAATTAAAATCAATATCAATAGTGTTTAATTGATTTTCTGAAAAAAATACAATTATTGATAAATCAAAATTTGTATTGGCGGATATAACAATAGCTTTGTACTCTTTGTACCCAATAACAGAAGAATCTTTATATTCTGGCACTGCTATTTTTATTTTTTCTTCGCATACATGAGCACAAGATATTACTGTGTTGATATAATAATTTTCTATTGCTTTTTGGCTTCTGACTATAAATCCTGTTCCTGTGTTTTTTTCTGACAAACTTTTGATCATTACAGTTGGTTTTAAGCAGTTTTCATATAATGGTAATTTTGAATCTGGTATTTTGTAAAATATCAAGGAGCAAACTAATAAAAATATTTTGTGCATTTTGTTGCTTCTTTCTATTTTAATATATGCCACAAAACTGCTTTTTCACAACAAGAAAAGATGACAAAGACATTTTAAGAATGTGTCCTCTTTGTATAAAGTGCGG